GTTCAGATACTTCTTTTCTGTGTTGATTAACCTCATCTATACTGTAACCGGTAAAGTAACAGTCAAATCTCTTACCTACATAATCTTCTCCTAGTTCTAATGTGTAGAAGTTAACCTTATATCCAAGCTTAACAGCATGTGCTGCTAATGCAACCATAGTCCAAGATTTACCACCCCCCGGTGATCCAAATATTATACTTAAATCTCCTGGTCCAAATCCACCTTGAATTCCATCGTTAAGAACCGGCCAAGGAGTCGGTATAGTTGGTCTGTAATCCACTCTATAACGAGTTTCAATATCTTTATTATACTCATGTCCTATATTTTTATCCATACCTGCTTTCATAGCATTTTCGATATTTGATCTAATACCGTCAAAATCTCCTTTCTTAAGAAGATCAGCTGAGTTTAGTATGGCGTTTTTCATTTCTTGGTTTTGACAGAAGGTTGTAAACTCTTCTTGTACAAACTCTATATCATCTGTGGAAGCTTGGTATGAATTACGTAACTCCTCTTTTAAAGCTACTTGGAGTACCTCATTTTCTACTTTTTGGAGTTCTACCTTAAGAACATCCATAGTAATATTAGTATGATACTTATCAAAATAGTCAATTATCTGACTTATAATCCATTTATGGGAATCTGCATCAAAGTAATGTTCATGTAAAACGTCTCTTACGTTAATTAAGAAACCTTTGTCTGTAAGTAGTGAACCTAGTACTTTAAGTTGGAACCCCTTCCCGTATTGTTGTAAACTTTTTAGCGTCATTTATAACCTTTGTTATAATATAATTATTTTTCTTCTAACAACCAACTGCTAGACTGTATTTTATCTCCTAATCCATCTATTAACTCTATTCCATATTGATTACATATATTTGCTTCCGGGATAGTATCATTATTTTGATCTCCACCGTTAGCAAAAGCTATTTTATAAGTCTCATGAAATTTATTAAACATGCATTTTAAAGTCTCGATTTGAGTACTATCTTTATCTATAGAAATCCAAGCCATATCAACTGCACTTAGTGATCTTATAATTCTAACTCTTTCTTGTTCATCTTGAAAAAATTTAGACCCTTTCATTTCTCTTTGTTTATCGTTATTAACGATGACTATAAGAGCATCTCCTACTTCTTTTGCTTTTTCAAATAAATCTAAATGGCCTTTATGTAAAGGGTTAAAGTACCCGCTAACTATTATTGCTTTTTTCATATTATAATTACTTTACTGTTGTTAATCCTCTGAAGTTTTCTAACCATCCTTCAGTATTTTTTGTAACTCCTTCTATTTTATCTTGATCTAAATGATGTAGAAACGCACCTGTCTGTAAATCCGGTACTGGTGTCTTTAATATTTCTTCTACATACTCTACTTCTTTATCGTCTAATGCAGTATTATGTAGATCCATTAACTTAAAATTAGTTTCTACTCTATCCCAGTTATGAATAATTTTAGGAAAGATTTTCTTCTCATCTAATTTCTCTTCTGCTACTTTATAGACATACTCTAAGTCTGTCTTCTCTGTTAATAACTTAGGAAATTGTGAAACAATAGTCTTAATACCTAATCCTTTTACTCCTTGTAAGTTATCTGAGTTATCACCTAATAGTGCTTTAACTATATTATAGTTTGTAGGAAGTACCTTAAGCTCTTCAAAAATATTATCTTTTGTAAATGTTTTCTTTTTAACAGGAGCATAAACCTCTATATTATTATTAACTAACTGTAAAAAATCTTTATCAGATGATACAATTGTTACTTTTTTACCTGCTAATGAAGCTCTTTTAGCTAGATATGCCATAATATCATCGGCTTCTAACTTTTCTAATACCATTTGCTGTACTGGTAAACACTCTAAATAATCTTGAGTTCTAAATAACTGTCCTATTAATGCTTCAGTCTCTTCTTCTTTGGTATCGTACAAGCCCCAATGGGTAATTCTTGAGGTAGCTCTTTGTGCTTTATAGTTAGGATCAATATTCTTTCTATTACCTGATCCACCTTTACCGTCCCACACAACTACAACTCTTGTTGGATCAAATATTCTAGTAACATACCCCAAAGAACGAAGAAACCCTACCAGACCACCTACGTGGGAGCCTGATGGGTTCATCGCTTTGAGCAGCGAGAACGATCTAATTAAAGTGTTCATCGCATCAATGATCAGAATATGATCATTCAACGCTCGGGGTGGGGTCTCCTTTAAATTCTTTAGAATATTTTGATATGCCACTAGTCTAATAAATTAGGTGCTATTACATCTTCTTCCAGATCACCTTCTTCGATAAGATCGAAGTCTAAACTACCAACTAATTTTAACCAATGTTCCTTATGAGCATCTTTATACTTATCGATTTGTCTTTTATCGTCTGGTATAAATCCATGAGAAGTCATAACTACTCTTCCTCTAGATTGCACTCCTCCAATATGGTTCTTTTCTATCTGAACGTTAGTACGTTTAGCAAACTCTACTTGCATACCGTCTTTTATAGCTTTAATCTTAGATGTGCCTGGATTGGTAATGTTACCAAAGGTAACTACTAAGGTTGCATCATACCACATAGACATTCCACCTTTATTCTGAAGTTTAGGTTGTCCCATCGGCGATTCAGGTTTCATAGTCCATACTTTATTGATAGCTACTAACGTATTAGTATAGGGTGAGTTTTCTTTTCTGGATAATAGAACCTTTTGATTAAGATTATTACCAAACTGAGTAGACATTGCACCTGCATTCCATTCATTATTATTCTTATTAGAACGTACTGATAGTTCACATGGTACTGAACCTATACTATCCCAGAAGAAACACATATCATAAGGTAAATTACCTTTAGCTTGTTCATCCATTAAGTCTGCCATGTAGACTGCTACATCTTCTATGGTATTTAACTGTCCTCTATCGGCATATAGAAAATGGCCTTCGTAATCAACTACGGTTCCATTCTTATCTTTTACCTCTTCAAACTGTAATCCCATTTCTTTTGCGTGTTCCCAAGACCATTTCATCTCAGTAACGATAAATACTGGGAGAATGCCCTGTTTTTGAGCATTCACCGCAGCTTCTAGTAGGGCAGTTGTCTTGCCCGTATCACTATGTCCACGCAATAGAGTGATGTGTCCGGTAGGAATACCGGGTAAAGATGTAATATCCTGAAAGGCTTGAGATAGTGGTATCCAACCTTGTTCTTTAAATTTTACAGAAGCGTTAGAATAACCTTTCTTCTGTTTAAAATTTGATAGATTGAACGACTTGCGTACTGCAGCAGTCGCTCTTGCTTTTACTTCTTCTTTCTTATTTGCCATTCTTATTCGTTAAATAAATCATCAAATTTACTTACCGTGTCTTTATTATCAGCAGTTGCTGTCTCTAAAGTAAAGTCTGTTTTGGCTGGTGCAGCTGGAGTTTCAGCTCCTGCAGCTGGAGCAGCTTCTTCTGCTGATCCTGGATTAAGATAGTTCTGTAATTGCTTCTTGATAAAGTCGTAATCATACTGAGTATGTACTTCTACTGGGTTAGGTTGAGTTTTTAACCAAGTGTCTACTGAATCGTTATTATCTGATAAAGCGGTTTGTTTAGGTTTAATTCTAACAGTAGTTTCAGGATAAGGATTACCTTCTCTCTGTTCTACTACTAAATCCCATCCGTTTATAACGTCAGTAAAGTCACCTACATCTTCATCTTCTGCTAAAGCAAGTAATGCTTTATAGATAGTAATTCCGAATCCCCATAATCTAACTCCTTTATCTTCTTCTCCTCTTACTACAACAGGAGCAAAGATTCTAGTCTTAGGTGATATCTTACCAGCTAATGACCAATTGTCTTTATCTGAGGTTTTCTTAAGTTCTTTTACAAACTCTTCAATAGGGTCTTGTTTACCAAAGTTTGATAATGCAACCATAGGGTATTTTCCAATACCGTAATGAAATTTTAATTCCTTAAAAGGGAATGCAGGGTCATGTACAGAAGGTACAATCCTTACTGTTTGTTTGCCCAGTTGTGGTTTCCAAAAAATTGTGGAATAATCTGTTTTTTCTCTTTGCTGACCGCTACTATTTAACGAGTCAAGCTTTGCGCGTATAGCATTTAAATCCATATAACTAATTTTAATTTATAACTTATTACTAATAATATAAGAACTTTTTATCAGTTCTCCAACTCTATAATCTTATAAAGTTTTGTGTTCACTCTTTTGAGTTCCGGACCTTTAGTTAATAGAATGCAATTTCTATAATCTGTCCAGTTGATGCGGTAATTTGTATCTAATACACCTTCATTAAGTTCTTTAATTAAAGTGTTTAATGCGTTGATTGTATATAAAGTGTTAGATTCTTTCTTTCTATGCACTAAAATAGTATTCTCTAAAAACGTTCCTACGTTTCCAAAGTCAACATTATAGGTACATATATATTCCTCTTGCGATTTTGAATATAGTACGAAAATTTTGTTGTAGATTATTTTATACCTTTCTTGAATCTCTTCCAAGACTCCTTCTAAAGTCTCTTCAGTAGCAAAAGTACAGAAAAGTTTGTTGCTCATATCGTCGTATAAATCTAACGGTTCAATGTCGTAATCGAACGCCGCTATAACTTGTTGTTCTATCATTTATAAATATGTTTTCGTTTTATAAACTAAGGTCTTTTGAATATTTAAATTTTATTGGGTACTTACCCCCTGATTCCAGTATCTCCTTTAGTTCTTCTAATGTTTCTTTTCCGTCTTCCTTATGAAAGTCAAATAATAATGCATCGTATGTATACAAGACTAACTTAGTTTTTTTATTTTTTAAGTAGCCTAGTACTTCTTTTAATATAAGAATATTTCTTGAAGTTTCAAGCGATTGCATGATATAATTCATTAATTTTTGTGGATTCATGTCTTTTAACCCTCTTGTAAATGGTTTTCTACTAATAGGCGCCAGGACTCTTCCGTCATTTTCGTATCTTCCCCACAGATCTTTGATATAGTCATTGATCTTTGTAAAAATTTCAAGGAAAGCATATTTTTCTGGTATCTTTCCATAAATTGCGTGAAAGTTAATTTGTTTAGCTTTGTCATATTCATCTTCTGTAATTTCTTCTTTATTAAAATATTGTTTTGCTAACTGTTCATGAGCTGATTCATTTGTAAGAGGGTAATTAATCTGGTCACAAAGTAAACGCAGGTGATACCCGTCAAAATCCAACTCGACAAAATAGTCTCCTTGCGGCCGAAAGCAGGATCTATAATCCCTTCCCTTAGGTATTGCAGCGAAATTAACGCTGTTAAAAGCATTAGTAGGTCTAGAAGTAACATTGTATAAATTATATGAGGTTAGTACTGTATCATCTATTGTATTATACCTCGGATTACGAGGTTTAAACATTTTATTAAAATTTTCATAAAAAATACCTAATCCAGCTTGTTCTAGTAAAAAAAATACATTAGTAGCAGTTTTATTATAGAAATCAAATCCTTCAGGTATTTTATAATCTACTACATCTTTAACTTTTTCATATACTTTTTCGCAACTTTCATATAATTTAGATAATGGAATTAACTGATTTATATGTTCAAAACTATTATATCTGTTATAAAAATAATTTAATGTGGTAGTCTCTCTAGAATATTCTAATCTATCGTAGTTTGTCATACTATAGACTAACGATAAGTCTATGGCTTCTTGTAGATTAAAGTGATAGAGAAGGTTCTTTTTATTTAAGGTATAAAGTGTACTAGCAGATAATAGAATTTGGTAGACACGTTCTTTAGATACATTCAATCCTTCATCGTGACTGACAGGTA